TCCATAATTCTGAAGGTGTGCAATATGAGGAACCTAAACTTAAAATTATGGGTATTGAGGCAGTTAAGTCTTCTACACCAGAACATTGTAGAAATGCTCTGAAGAAAGCATTTAAGATTGTTGTGAATGGGACAGAAGATGATGTTATAGAATATATTGAGAAGTTCAAAGGTCAGTTCAAATCTCTTTCTGCAGAAGAGGTATCTTTTCCAAGGTCTGTAAAAGGACTTTCAAAGTATCAAGATTCAGTTACAATCTATCGTAAGTCAACTCCATTGCATGTCAAAGGGTCTTTGATTTACAATATGATGTTGAAGAAAAACAAACTGACAAAGAAATATCCAATAATTCAAGAGGGTGAGAAAATTAAATACACCTACCTCAAAGAACCAAATCCTAGTGGTGACTCTGCAATTGCGATGTTGACAACTTTGCCAAAAGAGTTTAATTTGGAAGACTACATAGATTATGATAGACAATTTGAGAAATCTTTTCTTGACCCAATGAAAGGTATTCTTGAAAAGATTGGCTGGGATTACGAGAAAAAGTCTACTATTATGGATTTTTTCTCATGATAGAATATAAAAAAAGAGTAACTTTAAAACTGAGAGCTTATAAAAAAAGAAAAGGTTGCGAAATATGTGGTTATAATAAAACTGGTGTATCCTTAGATTTTGCTCATAAAAACCCTACTGAAAAATCACACCATTTATGTATCTGGTATTATAAGAAACAAAAAGGTAGTGGTATGAAAATATTAATGGGAAGAATTACAAAATATGGAACAAAATTAAATAGAGAAAGATGGAAAGAATTGAAAGACGAAATTCGTAAATGTAAAGTTTTGTGTAAAAATTGTCATTATGAAGAGACTTATAAAAATAAGGAAGTAGAAAATGGTAGTAAATTAAGCAAAATTAGACAAGGGTTTACAGAAGAGAATTCTACTATCATGGACTTCTTTTCTTGACAAATCTATTTCACATGGTATAATAGGAGTATTAAATGCAAATGGATTATGGTGGTTGGCTCACAGAAGACTTGAGAGAGTTATATGATGAGCTGTTAAAAGAGAGGGATAGACTTGAAGATTATTCTGATAGAGCACAAATAAATCAAAATGCATTAATCGTTATGGCTGAAATTCAAAAAAGGAATGATATAGATGGGTGATTTTTTAGATGAATTAATATCTGCAACTGGAAATGAATATGCTTCTAAAGTTGTGGATGGAATGTTGGGGAACGTAGATGGATACATTGACACAGGTTCTTATATTCTCAATGCTTTGTTGTCTGGTAGCATACACAAAGGTTTACCGATTAATAAAATTACAGCCTTTGCGGGAGAGAGTGCTACTGGAAAGACATTTTTCTTACTTGGTTTGTGCAAACAGTTTCTTACAGATAATCCTGGCGGGGGTGTTCTTTACTTTGAGTCTGAATCAGCATTGACTCCCGAAATGTTAGAAGAAAAAAATATTGATAAGTCTAGGTTTGCTCAGATACCAGTTGCAACAATTCAAGAGTTTGCCATGCAGTGTACAAGGGTGGTAGACAAACATCTTGAAAAGGGTGAAGGTAAACCACTACTTTTATGTCTTGATAGTCTTGGTATGTTATCAACTGCTAAAGAAGTGGGAGATACGACTGAGGGTGCGGATAAAGTTGACATGACCAAGGCACGAATTGTCAAAGGTGCATTCAGAGTCTTGACACTCAAACTGGCCAAAGCAGGTATTCCGTTACTGGTCACCAATCACACTTACAAACAGGTTGGAACAATGTTTCCACAAGATGTGATGGGTGGTGGTTCTGGTTTACAATATGCTGCTTCTAATATTGTATTCCTATCAAAACGAAAAGAGAAGGTAGGAACAGATGTTGTTGGTAATATTATTCATTGTAAGAACTTCAAATCCAGATTGACCAAAGAGAACAAAATGGTTGATGTGCTTTTGACTTATGATGAGGGGTTGAGTCGTTATTATGGATTACTTGAATTAGCTGAGAAGTATGATATAATAAAGAAGGTATCAACTCGTTACGAAATGCCTGATGGTGCAAAACTGTATGGTAAACAGATTTTGAATGACCCTGAAAAGTATTTCACAGAGGAACTTCTGAATAGGATTGATGAAGTGGCTGACAAAGAATTTTCTTATGGAAAGGGAGATGATGCCGAACTTGGCTCCGATAATACCGAAGAGGAAGTTGAAGGAGAACTGGTTTAGAGTTGCATCTAATCCAGAAGACCCAGACGATAAAAATTTATGTATTCAAATCCTTGAAGGTCCATTCTGTCATGTAATAGTAAAATTCAAAAACTTTGTTACGAAAGAAAATTTGAATGAGGATGGTTCATTAGACTGTGACTATTCATACGATATAGTCTATGCACCATCCAGTATTGGTGATGACATAACAGACGAACAGGGGCAGATTTTTGAAAGACAATTAGGTGAAGCAATAATAGAACTTATTTCAGAGGCAGCAGAGAATGCGAATAGAGACAACGATTCTGGGGAATCTGTTACAGAATGAAGAATACACAAGGAAAGTGTTACCATTCTTAAAAACTGATTATTTTACAAATAATGGTGAGAAAATAGTTTATGATACTGTAAGTGGATTTGTAACCAAATATAATGCTCTTCCAACCAAAGAAGCTCTTTCGATTGAATTACAAGAAGTAAAAATCAATGAGGAAGAGTTCAAAGAAACGATGGAGTTGTTGGATGAAATCTCAAAAGATACAGAAGAATATACCGATCTTAGCTGGTTATTGGACACAACAGAAAAATTTTGTCAGGATAAAGCAATCTACAATGCAGTCGTTGAATCTATCTCAATCTTGGATAATCCAAAGTCTAATCAAGATAAAGGGGTTATTCCTGAAATACTTAGTGATGCCCTTAGTGTTAGCTTTGATCCTCATGTGGGCCATGATTATCTTGACGATTCAGATGATAGATTTGATTTTTATCACCGCGTTGAAGAGAAAATCCCATTTGATTTGGAATACTTTAACAAAATCACAAAGGGAGGATTATCTCAAAAAAGTTTAAATATTTGTTTAGCAGGAACAGGGGTTGGTAAGTCTCTGTTCATGTGTCATGTAGCAGCATCATGTTTATCTCAAAATCAAAATGTACTTTATATTACATTGGAGATGGCAGAAGAGAAAATAGCAGAGAGAATTGATGCAAACATGCTAGATATTACAGTAGATGATCTGCATGTATTACCAAAGGATATGTATGATAGAAAGATTGAAAATTTAAGAAAAACAACTAAAGGTAAATTAATAGTCAAGGAGTATCCAACTGCATCGGCAAATGTAAACCATTTTCGTGCACTGTTGAATGAGTTGAATCTGAAACGATCATTTGTTCCAGATATTATTTTTGTTGATTATTTAAATATATGTACTTCTTCAAGAATAAAGACAGGAGCAAATGTCAATTCCTACACCTATATCAAATCCATTGCTGAGGAACTTCGTGGATTGGCTGTGGAAAATAAGATCCCAATCGTATCTGCAACTCAAACAACAAGGTCAGGATACTCAAATACCGATGTGGGCTTGGAAGATACTTCTGAAAGTTTTGGACTTCCTGCTACGGCGGATCTTATGTTTGCAATTATATCTACAGAACAGATGGAAGAACTCGGACAAATAATGGTAAAACAGTTGAAGAATAGATATAATGACCCAACTGTAAATCGTAAATTTGTAATTGGTATTGATAGAGCAAAAATGAGATTGTTTGATGTAGACCAAGCAGCTCAAGATGAATTGGTCGATAATGGCCAAGAAGATGACACACCTTCATTTGATGTAGCAACAAATGGAAAATTTAAGAAGCGAGATTTCTCGGAGTTTGATTATGAATAGATCACAAAGAAGACAACAACAACGTACTGAAAAGAAAGCACAACAAAAATCGGGTGCGTACAACATTGACATGGAGATGATTCAACCTTGGTCTGATGTTTTGATGAAAGTCAAATTACCAGATGATATACTTGAAGGTATGTTGAAAATTACAGACGAAGTTCTCCAAGATCCAGATAGAAAAAATTGGGGAGACAATCTTGCAGGTCAGATTGCAGATGAACCACTAATTCCACATGAAATGATGCAGAATCATAAAATCTCAACAGGTGGTACAGTTTTCGAGTTTCTTATGAATGTAGTTGGTGAATATATCAAACAATGTTCATTTCAACAAGCTACCAGATCAGACTTTGATAGGGTTAAAGACATACAATGGTTGACTCAAATGAAAAGTTGTTGGATTATTAGTCAATGGGAAGGTGAATATAATCCAATTCATATTCATACAGAGTGTTCACTTTCTACAGTAATGTATCTGAAAGTA